GTCAAACCAAGTTTTACCCAGTCATTATAGTCACACCAAACGTAACCAAGTGCGAAAGCACAAACACAAGCAGAGAAATCTGCAAATTAGCAAATATTCAGAGGATGAAAAATCTCAATTCGGCCAACTACATAATAGTACCACTGGTCAATTAGGGAACATCCATTTGAATTTTAATATGGGACCAGTCGCAGGTGATGGTCATGGAAAATCTGAAAAGATTATGCATGAACCTACTGAGGATGAGATAAGAAGCTTTATCCCGACCTCAGAGCAAATCGCTGCACCAGTAACTGTTGCTCCTTCCATTTCCTTAACAGGAAGTGACGAAATAGAGCGTACTCCAACTTCGCATTCGATTGAATTGGAATATTCAATTGAGAGCGTAGAAACCAACAAGATCATGAGCCGTTACTCTGATAATGGTAGAAATGATGTATATTTTAACCTGTGGAACACTGATATCCTTCGAGGAAATTCAGTTGTTGTTGATGGTTGTATAGTTCATACTTACCGGGGCGTAAGTCGCACATTTTTATGGAATGATGTGATTGGCCCTGATAGTCGGTATGAATTTGTTGCTGTTACAGGAACAGAGTTTGCAATAATTGTTAAACGAAATGCAAAACGATTTCGATATCTTACAACCGGAATTACTCCCCAAGAATTAGGTAAAGTACAACGTGCTTTATCTCTTAGGCGTAGTGATAAGGATCCAATGAATAGTTCTTTATATTACAACACAGTTTGTCAAGTAATTAAGAATGAACAATGGATAAGTGAGATATTTCGTCGGTCTTCAAATTTCATCGTAGATGATTTGACGGCTACACTTCGATCATATGATTATGCAAAGTCTAAGCTATTTCTCGATGCATGCCGTTATGAGCATGTTCCGTCTTACTTTGAGCACTTTTGTAGTTACTTTTCCGGTTTTAATCCTGGAAATATTATTACATTCTTGCTTTCTATATTTACATTTTCCTTATATACACCTTTGATAGGTTTATCATATTTTAGTTTCTCTTACAATTATGTTAAAGTTTTTATGAATCGGTTAATTTCAATCTATTCAGTAACTTTTCGACACTATTGTGTAAATTTCGTGAAGAATTTTACTGAGATTAAGTATGCGTCACAGTTTGATAAATTTGTTTTTATTATTGTAAATTTTAATTCATTTTTATTAACAGTGATATTTGTATCATTAGGAATTCCAATCTATAGTTATGAGATTATTAAAGCGTTTCGACAACTCGCATTTGATACTGCTATGACTGTTAAAGAGGGTGCAAGCTTTTTGTTTGCTACTTTATTGACAGAAACACCGCAGAGAAATGTTAAGGCATTGGGTTCTTACGTACCTGTGCCTATATCGTTACCTTATAATAATATTTCAAATTTCCTTTCAGCACAAAGGATTCGCCAGATGAAGTTCTCTGGAAAAGTTAAACAGAGTCGTATGACTAAGTTTTTGAAACGTTCGAAAGAATTGTTTGATAAAATTGATGTTTATTCTGTCCAGGTACCACTTTTCAAAGAGTGGTTGCAAACTCGAAAATGGAGTATTTACAAGAAGTTAAACTGTGATCGCCTGTTTGAGGGCTTTTGCACACATAACACAACTCGTAAATCATTCCTTAAGAGTGAAGTAACTTTAACTGATAGCAAATCTGCTGCTCGTGTTATATGCGCTAACGATAACGATATACAAGCTACTAATGGTCCCATGATGGCGGCTGTTAAATCGTGGCTGTGTAAAGTTTCTCGTAACACTCGCGTAATATTCACTTGTGGCATGGATCGTAACGAACTAGGGCGGCTTCAAGCTGAGACCAGTTCGCGTTATTCCGATCCACATTTTATGTCAGGAGATTTTAGTAAATTTGACTCTACTGTAGGTGAGGATTTGATGGAAATAGAAAGAATGGTCTATAAGAAGTTACTGCCAACACATAAACGTGAGGTAGAAGCTTTCATAGATAGATGCCAAAGTGACTTTAAGGCTATTATGATAAGTAAAGGCTTTAAAGCAGGAGTAGCAATACCTGTATCCAGAGGGTCTGGAGATCCAAACACAACGGTGGGGAATTCCCTTCTTAATTACGCTTTTTGGATGTATATCTTTGATTTACTATCCGATAAGCATGCTATGAACCAAGCGACAGCTTATGTTTGTGGTGATGATGTTCATTTAGTTGGATCTAAACAAGATTTAGAACAACTTCATGATTTCGTAATTGAGGAGAAGATTCTCCTGAATTTAGGCACTGTTATTGAATTTACAGAAATTACAGGGATGATGTCACAATCTGAGTATCTTTCAGGTACTTTTATTCGTGGTGTTGTTGATGTAGTTTTTCGCTCATACAAGAAGGATGAAGATCCTGTTTGTAGGGAATGTGAACATATTGTTCATATTGCCAAACCTGGGCGTGTACTTTCAAAAATTATGACCACTGCGAAAGTGTGGCGTAATGATGCAGAGTTTAAAATTCTTCGTAATAGCAAATTGGATGCATTACGAACTGAGTGTTGGATTTTCCCCCTTCTATGTGAGAAGATTTCCAATTTCCTTCTAACTCAAAGTCCTGATTCAGTGCAACGTGATATCTACAAAATGGGATATAGTAAGCGACCTCGTATTTGTGAAAATACTGAGGTTGATTTCCAATCTCGTTATGGCGTTTCACTGTATGCTGTGGATTTATACTTAGCTACAAATTTCAAATTTGATTGCGTTACTCGATTGAGTGGTGATTTAATTAGAGCAGTTGTTTTGGTCGATACTGGCCTTGACATTATTGATTCTGATTTTTACTACGATGAAATTGATGCTAATGCTAATCGGATGGATATTTATGCAGATTTAGATAGTTACATATCTAATGACATTAGCGGTGATAAAATATTATTATAATATAATATCATGCTATTGTTGCATTCTTATTAATTCGATGCAAGTATTTAATTTGAGTTCACATAGTTTACACAACACACCATCCATTTATTCCACATGATTGTCTTACAAGTAATAACGCGTAAGATAATTTTGTTTCGACATATATAATTTAGTTAGCTATTTTATATTTCAGGAATATTAATACGTATTTAGTATCTATATTTTTATTCTTAGGAACACTATTAGAATATACAAATTTCTCACATAGCTTGACATGATCTTTGATTATGGTTTCTAGTGAGTACGCTCGGGGTTTCGGTCTATTGTACTGATAAAATGAGCTAAGATTACTGC